TATTTTTTCCCGCGCCGGGTTTACCAAGGAAGCGGAAGCGTACTGCCGAAAAAAAGGGATTGCCGTTAGTGAAGACGAGAGGTGGTTGGAGCGTTAAACCACCGGTATTTAAACGATGGTATGACGAACGATTACGAGTATGATCTGTTTATAAGCTATAGACGGGAGGACCCCGTATATAAATGGGTAAACATCTTTTTTGCCCCTACCCTTGAGAAAAAAATTCGTTGTATTTTACCCCTTGCAATCCTGATGGGCGTAAATTTCCGTCAAGCTGATTAGATAAAGTGCTATTGTAATAAAGCCTTTGACTGTGAGTAATCAATGGCACTTGTATTGGATTGTCGTAAACAACCGAATTAACAGTTCTGTCTGTCGGTGTGGTTAGGAATGTTTTTAAATCCGTATCGTTGTAAGTCAAATATCCTCCAGCATCCTTTTCGTTAAAATTATCTAGCCAAGTCAACGCACTTAGTTTGTCCTCACCGAATAGATTTTTTAAACTCAAAGTGTTTCCGAAAAAAGTAATCTTGTAAGTGTGCGCTTTATTGTCTTTTAAATTTACGCCTTCTAGTTTGATGTAGCCTTTTTGAAACGGTATGTAGTTCAGTTCAATTTCAGCTTCTACCCTTGCTCTTGCGTCAAACCCTCCAACAATATCGAAATTGTAATAGTGTTTGAATAGCTTGTTGTTTGTCGGACTTGCTGGTAAATTAAAAGTTTGAGTAAACTCTGTAAAGACTTGACTGATGTCTTTCGTGTTCTTAATGGTTTGCGTAATTGAAACGCTTTCATCATTGAACATATCAACCTTAGTACCTTGTATGTATAGCTGAATAATTTGCATTATCTAATGTCGTTTATCGCATTGTAAGCGTATGAAAGGTCAATGGTGTAATCTACTAGCTTGTCATTTACGCTTGTCTTGAATGTAAGGCTATTGGCATCAACTGTCATTGGTGTAACAACGCTGTCAATCTCCATCCACACTTGCTCGGATTGTATAAGTTCTTGCATTGGCTCGTTATACTGCTCACTTACATATCCAGTGTTAATGGTTATCTTTTTAGACGATTTAACGTTATATGTTTTCTTCGGATGCACCAAAGTATTATATTCTCCTTTTCCGTCAATTACAGCTCGTTTATATTGTTCTCTTGAAGCGTTTAAAGTTTCAATTGACTTCTTGAAGAACCAAAGGTCTTGCAACGCACCCCATCTATTTATGAAGCTAAGTTTGACTGGCGTAAATTTGCATTCGTCTATTGTTATAACTTTGACAATTCTCAAGCCATCAGTAGTCGCAATATGTATTTCGTCAACTGGGAATGTTTCATTTTCATCTAAAAATTCAGATATACAAACATTGTCCTCATAGGTTCCACCAGCTTTGATAACCCTATCTTTGAAGCTGTCGTAAGGGTCTAACGAATCAGATATTACTGTAAAAACACGAATGGCACTTGGTGTTACTGTAAAAGATTTAGTTATTTGACCTTCGTACAAATAAGCCACACTTGTAGTGTTGTTTCTATCCACTTGAATACGAATGTCTGAATCAGCTAAACGATATATAACATCGTTACTTTGCATATACCCCCTAGTTGTTGTTGGGTTGCTTCCATCCTCAAAATAGCCATAGGCATCAATTCCGAAATGAGTGACAGTACCGTTTGACAACGAAGTTCCAGTTCCGTTCAAGCCATCATACCAATTCCAAATCAAACTAACAACAACGTTTTGACTTTTTTCATCATTGTAATAAATGTCTAGGTAATCTCTTATAAGTTCTGAAACCTCAAACAAAGCATCTGCGCTTGTGTTTTTTATAAGTGTGTATCTTAATACCGTATCAATTTCAATTTCTAATTTTATAGATAATGCACCTACTGGATTAGTATTTTGATAAAAATAAAATGGACTTCTTAGAAATATGTTAGCCATTATCTTGTTGCTTTATTGTTAATCGTTGTCTTTAAAAAATTTTCTACATCTAGTCCGTATGCTTCTACAATATCGTTTGGCAAATTCTTAAACGCTGCCTCAAATGGTTTGGTAAAAAACAAACTCGGTTTAATTCCTTGTCTATATACTGATTGCCTTACAGCAAATGCGTTTAAACCTTTACTGCGACTCCAAGCCTCAAAGTGCTTGACAGATGGCACTGAATTCGCGCCTTCTTTAAAACTGAATGGGCTATTACCGCCTTTTTGTTTCCAAATTTTACCTCTGTTATTCTTTTTGTTAAATCGACTTGTTGTTTTTCGTGTACCACCTACACCACGCACCCCTTTGTCCTGATACTCGCCATATTCCTCCATTAGGAACGCCATACTGAACGAATTAGGCATAACCTTTAAGTCATATCCTAAACTATCATAAAGTTCGTTAGATGCGTTCTTACGACCCTTAGTTAGTCTGCTGCGTGATTGTTGAACAACGTATTTGCCAAAAGCATTTAAAGCGTCTCGCGTGTCTTTTAGTTGCATATGTCAATATCATTTTTAACTGCCACATCGAAAGTACAAGCCCACCCAGCTAAAACATTTTCAAACCTTTCGTAAAACGGTTCGCAATTACCATCGCCCTCTAATTGATAAAGGTTAGTATATAAGTCTCCTTTTCTTAAAACCATTACCAAGCGATTAAGCACAGCCAATTGAGTATTCAAAACATCCTGTTCGTTGTTGTTGCCTCTGAATAAGTCGGTAGTTTCTTCCTTGCTTTGGTTTACTATATCCATAGCCATAACCGTAATGTTAAACAACAAGACTTGTTCTTGTGCTGTTACATTATTCACAATGATATGAGCCAAAGGGAATATGGTTTGCTTTGACAAATCTATTTCCGTAATATCGCCAGTCGTTACTGTGTTCGTGTTTACGTCATTCAATAACTGGTCTTTGATAGTTTCAGTCAATTGGTAAAATCCTCTAATCCCTTGCATCAAAATTTCTTTTTAATTTGTTTTGCTTCTAGTTCGTTTTTCTCCTTTTCAAATGTCAAGAACAACAGACATTCGTGCATTTTTAATTTAGTGATATGTTCAAATCGCCTAACATCCGATTGAGCGAGTGCATAGACGCTACTGTACCAACCCCATTTTCTTCCGAATTGAGAAATCGCTGTAAGTTCGCCTCTTTCTTGTTCTGTGAATAAGTCAGAATAATTCTCGACAAGTCTTTCCCTAAACGATAAAAAAAAAGGATAGAACCTAGCACCGCATCCATTGGCATATCTTTCATAGGAGCAGCATCTTTAGCCTCGTAATCCTCAATGACATATTTCTCTCCGTACTTGCTTGTAACTGGTCTATAAAGAACGCCCATAGCTTTTTCCATATTATCCCAATCGCCTATATAGGTGTCAAGGTCTATGTATTCTCCAAAAGACATTTCATCCAAGCTAGGTATAAAACCATACTCAACACCTTTCATTTTAAACCTATGAATCAGCGATGGTGTATTTTCAAACATCGTGGCTATGACATTTGCAATATCAGATATATCGGTGGCTTTTAAAGACCTTACTTGCTCCCTGTTTAATCCGCAGAATATCTCAACCATTCTAATTGCCATTTCCATTTCAGGCAAATCAGCGACTTTCATATACTCTTGGTATTGACCGAGCGTGACCTCGTTCAAGTTGTTCGGTACTATCAATTCAACTTTCATACTTATATATAGCTAAAACTAAAATATTTTTTTAATGTTTTTTTGCGGTACTCATATGTAGTCCACTTTGATTATTGGATTGCGTATCTGCCGAAGTTTGGTTTGCTCAATACCGAGTAAGTAGCGTATCGTGTAGCATCTATAAGGTGGTTGTTTTTATCTACTGGCTTGTTCATTAGTTTACCGCTTTTATCTTCTTGCCATTTGTAGTTCCTAAATTCTTGGATTGCGTTATGGCTGTCTTTGTAGATATGTATCTTAAACCTTTTTAGTAAGTCAATACCAGCGTTAACCGAATCAGCACCCTTTATACTTGGTCGTACATTCCAACCCATACGCCTAAGTTCTTCAATCAATCTAGGTTCGGCACTATCGAAATATATCGGCTCTCTTGTTATACCAATCTGCTTCCACTTGTTGTGAATGTCAACGGTGGTCATTTGTGTTTGATACAAATGCTCTTTGATATAGAGGTTATAATCCTTTTTATAAACGCTTACAAGTGTAGTCGGATCGTTGGTATATCCAGCATCAGCACCGTAACTGACAAACTCTGCATCTTCGGGAATTACGTTTGTCTCTGTGAAGTTAAATATCGTTGCCATGCTAATCCCTTTTTGTCCTAAACCGTATATCTGCCAATACTGTTCGTCTGTATCTTTAAGGCGTTCTATTTCTGCTTTAATGCTTGGTTCAAGGAAAGGATTATCCAAATAAGTAGTAATATAAAAATCAGCATCTTCTCGTTCTTTTACTTTGTCATAAATCCAATGGTATTCATCGGAGGGATTGTAATCTAATATTATTTTGTCCTCTGTTCTAAATACAAGCTGCTGCCAGTCTTCAAAGTCTAACTCGTTTGCTTCGTTAATAAACAGCAAGTTTCTTTTACGACCCCTTACTTTTTGTGGCTGGTCAAGGCTTATAAACTCAACAAGGTTTCCGTTTAAGTGATATTCG